GTACATTTTCCTTTAGTACCACGACGTTCGATGTCGGCTTCTGCGCCTTGAATCCAATTAGGGTCCTTAGCGTCTGTCATGGAGTTATAGGTTTGGTACGTCTTAGGATCTACTTTAGGAGCGGAACCAGCTTGAGTGATACGACCACGACGATTCATTGGGAGGTCGTCTTCTTTAAGTTTCTTTCTCCCTTTAACTTTAGCTTCAAAAAGACTGTCTGATACTAAAGGATAAATTTTAGGCTCAGGAGGAAGCACCATACATGCTTCAGTTAGTTTTCCTACTTTCTTCATAACTTTATATACTACAACACCACCAACTAACATATATAATATTGAGGATAAACTTAAACCATGCCCCCAATCCCATCACCAGCTCCTAGCACTCTAACTGGCTACTCTGCTCCATACTCGGCAGCAGGCGGCGGTAATCAATTTCAAGCCAGTGGAGAGTGCTCAGGCACCGCTTGGACCCACACCCAAGACCTTACTATTTTCTATCAGCTCGTAACGCTCCCGCAGAACGCGGGTACGTGGCTCCCTTCCACGAGTGATGTAAGTGGCATAAAACTTACTGTGTATGGGAACGCCGAGGACTCTTTAGGTTTCTTTGCAACTAGTTCCGTATCTGGTGCTAGCGGGTGTGATTCCGCCGCTGACGCACGGCAAGCGCATATATTTGCCCTATCATCAACTACGGGTTCTACGGGTATGGGAACAGCTGGAGCAATCTATACCTTATCTGGTGGGTACGAAAGACGTTGGTCGAGGACCGGAGATACCGCTCGACAAGATGATCGCGTGTACGTAAACGGTTTATTTGAGGTTAATGGTCTTCCAACCGGCTGGTGGAATAACGATGATTTATCTAATAACGTTCTTCGTATGATTATTAAGAGAGTATGTAACGGGGGTATTAGATATAGTAATAACGGAGGAACTCCCCCTACCACAGCATCTAACTGGGCTTTAATGAAGGGTAGTTTGATGGACATATAACTCAATAAGATAACACAAAAAAACCCAGGAGGCTTTCACCTTCTGGGTTTAGTCTTTTTACGGGGACCACCCCAAAGAACAAATAATTAAATATTAACCAAATAGCATAACAGATTCAGCTTCCTTCTCCTTAGGAATGATTACACTAAGTAATCCATTCACATAGGACACCTTAGCTTTTTTAGTATTATATTGTTCGTCCACTTTAATAGAAAAATCTACATCTTTACCACTAATACCGTGGTGGAGTAGCATATGGCTTTTTAAAGCCTCTTCCTTTCTTGCTCGAACGGTAAACGAGTTCTTACCCCCGATCACCTGAACTTCTTTTTCCTTGTAACCCGCAAGAGCAAACTCGAAATGTAGGGAGTTTTGGTCTTCTGCTAAGTAGCAGTTGCTCACTGGATATTTTGGCAATCTGCAAGTATCCTTCACTTGCTGTGGTTGTGGCTCATCAAAGCCGTATTGCAGCTCCTGAAAGAGCTTATCAAAATGTGTAAAGTAATGATTCATAATTTTGTACCTCCTTTCGGCAGGTTATAGAAGACTAATTAATTTTTGTGTTACGTCCTCTGTTTTATGGAGGGTTTTATCCACCCCATCGGATTCGACAATCAGAGAGAACCCTGATTTGCCTAGTGTAGAAGTATATAGGGCGGTACATTCACTCATTAGTTTTACATATCGCGCTTGTCCCTTCTTTAACTTCTCTTTTATTATAGTCTTGTACGGCTTCATTTGAAGGTAAACTTTCTGGGAATCCACTAGGTGTACAAGTTGTCCGGTTTTAAAGGTGTGGATATTTCCATGACGTACTTTACTACTGTCTATGCCTTTGATGCTAGATAAGAGGAGGAAGATAATTAATAATAATTTATGAATCATTTTAAAAAGGGTGCACGGATTGCCTTATTGGGCGAAAATTATTTCCCGCCCATGAATAATTCCCATGTTACTCAGAGACGGGGTACAGGATTACGGAAGTTGATGGAAGCGATTATCCATCACGAACCCTCCGTTATTTATATATGTCCTACAAAAGGAGTTAATATTAACCTACTTCCGTTACTCATGTTAAATGACATACCTTTTCGATTAGTTTTTCCGTCAAAATCATTTTTTTGTACTTTAACCGAAGACGAAAAATGTATACTGGACGTAGCGTGTGGCAAAGCCGATAAAGTTATCGTTCTATCCCAGCACAGATGTGATCCTTTAAGATGGTCTGAGGATTGGTTTGAAGCGAGTAAAAAAGTTGTGGACAACTCCGACTGGGTTTTAGTTGCGTCTAATGTGGAGGAGATTACAGAAAGTTTTTCTAGTTTACTCGAAAAGTTTGAGGGAAACCCTAAGCCGGTTTTGGCAGTTGACTTTGGGGCGGCAGTTCAATATCAATAAACTTTGATCCGTATTTCTGAATAAACGCTTTTCTGTTCGTATCCCACGTTTCACTCAATGCTCCATCACCTTGGGAAAAATGTAGAACAGGGATAGGAATCACTTTATTTTTTCGTCCCTTTGCTTGAGCTTGGTAGGTATAATAAATATCGTAGAAATCCCACTTACCTTTAAAATCCGTAGGCATTTTAGTGTTGATATTGTGGAGGGTTGCGCCTGTAGTGATGAGGAGCAGTCCATCCAACACCTCTACCTCACCGAACCCACCGTAGTAAGTGGGAAAGCAACTATCTAGGCTGGAGCCGTGGAATACCATTCCCTGTAAGAAGGAATTAGGGTGGGGGTACTCCCGACCTAAACCGTGCCACCAACATGCCGTTTTATTCAGTCGTTTAGCTCCAGCAATACCTAGGAACCCGGTTTTGTCCGTAATATTGGAATCAACAACTTCATTAAAGATTTGGGGGGAAGTTAAAATCTCAATATCGTCATGGCACATAACAACTCTATCTGCAGCTTTCAAATCATATTTTTTTATTGCGTAAGTATATGCGTCAAAAATAGAGTCTTTTATGATATAATAAACTTCCCACCCTGCCTCTTCTAAAAAGGTCTTGATGGGACGGTCCTTCTCCTCGCGGGTAGGGATAAATGCAACTTTCCTCATGCTATATAATAGTGTTAATTTATGAATCCTGAAGAACTAAAATCTGAAATTAAAAAGTGTCGTGAAGACGCCACCTACTTTATCAGAAATTACGTGTATATTACTCACCCCGTGCGCGGGCGCGTGAAGTTCGATCTTTATAGATTTCAAGAAAGGATTGTTAGGGAATTTGGAGAACACCGCTTTAATCTGATGCGGAAGTTCCGTCAGGCAGGAGCCACCACCATTTGTGCGGCGTACGCACTATGGTACATTATTTTTAAGGAGGATAAGAATGTAATGGTGGTTTCCATCGGTGACCGGGAATCTCGGGACTTCTTGGACCGGGCGGTGAGTATGTATGATGATTTGCCTAAGTGGTTAAAACCACAGGAGATAGAAAGAAACAAGCACGTCTTAAAATTATCCACCGGAAGCAAAATTAAGTCCCAACCTGCTGGTGCGGGTCGTGGGGAAGCTGTTTCCCTTCTAATTGTAGATGAGGCTGCGTTCATCGATAAAATGACAGAGTTCTGGATGGCTATCTATCCTACTATTTCAACAGGTGGTTCTGCATTTATCCTCTCCACCGTTAATGGTATGGCAAACTTATACTATGAACTGTATCATGATGCTGAACTAGGAAAAAATAATTTCCATACAATCGATATTCATTGGAGAGAACACCCTGAATATACGGAGGAATGGGCTGTAACTACACGGAGTAATGTGGGGGAACGGGCATGGCTTCAGGAGTATGAGGGGGAGTTTCTGGGAACAGGCGAAACCTTCATCGACGGAGGAACTCTTCAGAAAGTTAAGACTCAGACCTCAGAAGAATACTACAAAAAACATTACAATATGATGAGGGTATGGGAAGAGCCACAGACCTACCATACATACCTGATAGCAGCAGACTCCTCTTTTGGAAGGGATCGCGATTACTCAGCATTCCACATTATAAATCTTTATAACGGTACGCAGGTAGCGGAATTTTATAGTAACCGTATTGGATTAAACGACTTCGCTAAGATTATCGCAGCCGAGGGATTAAAATATAACACAGCGTATGTGTGCCCGGAGAGAAATGGGTTAGGTCTTGCTCTTATCGAACAGCTATTTGAGGTTCACGAATATGAAAATATGTGGACAGATATAAAAGGAGAGATGGGATATCTTGTAAATAATAAAAATAGAGACCAAATTCTTAATAACTTACAAGAAAATTTGAAAACTTCCAAAATAAAAGTGAATTCAGATAGAAGTTTTAAAGAACTAACTACTTTTATAATAAGTAAGACTGGTAAAATCCAAGCAGAAGAGGGTTTTGCAGACGACTTAGTTATGAGTATGGCTATTGGTGCTACTGTTATGGGTGATATCGTAGCTAAAAGCCCAATTCCTATTGTGAGAGGGGAGTTAGTAGAACCTGGGTCAAAAGATTTAGGTTCCGCAGGTTTCTCAAGGGGTACATATAGTAAGGACCAAGAATTCGAAGATTATAGAAAATGGATTTAAACGACAATAAAGATAAAGACGAGCTTCTAGATGAGAATCTAGATGAGAATGCGGGGTATACCTCATTCCCGGGCTCCAACACATTCGGGCAGGGACCACCCCTGTCAGGCAGATTCGCAGCATTTTTTAAATCTTTTTTTACCACAAAAAGAAAGCCCGGAAGACCCCCGAGCAAAGACCCTTATCGGGGAGACGTTGTAAAACATGCGGACGGGGAGTCTGACAGTGCGATACAAGGTTCCGTCAATGTCGTAAAGGGCGCAATCGGGTTGCCTCAAGTTGAGTATGAACGCCGTAGGCGGTACCACGATTACGAGAAAATGGACGAGTATCCAGAAATCGGAGCCGCATTGGATATTTACGCGGACGATGCCACCCAAACTCACCTTGACGGGGAGATGCTTTCGGTAGAAACGGAAGATGAGCGCGTACAAGCTGCTGTAGACGCTTTTGTGTCGGAGACCGACCTAGACAAGTATTTGTGGGATATTATCCGTAACATGTGTAAGTATGGTGATTGTTTTATTGAAAATATCGTGGATATGAATAATCCGGATGCTGGTATCCAACGGCTTAAAATCCTAAACCCCGTATTTATTTTCCGTCGCGAAGATAGATTTGGGTATCTTAAAGGGTTTATACAGGAAGTTCCTCAAAGCACGGCACAAGCCCAGCAGTACCAAGGAGGTAAACTGGATAAGAAAAATACTATTCAAATTGATAGAAACCAGCTTGTCCATTTTAGACTTCACACTTCTGATTCTAATTATTACCCTTATGGTAAGTCTATCTGTGCTCCTGGGGTGCGCTCTTGGAAGTCGTTACGTATGATGGAAGACGCGATGCTTATCTATCGCTTGCATAGAGCGCCTGAGCGCCGTATCTTTTATATTGACACAGGTAACCTTCCGCAGACTAAGGTGGAAATGTTCATGGAGCGTATTAAAGCTAAGTTTAAGAAGGAGAAATTCTTTAACAACGAAAGTATGAACGCCGATGAGAGGTACAACCCCCTCTCTGCGGAGGAAGACTTCTTTGTACCCATCAAAAATGGTCAGGGCACTAAAATCGAGACACTTCCTGGTGCGCAGAACCTAGGTGAGATTGATGACGTGCGGTACTTCCGTGACAAGGTACTAGCTTCTATGAAGATTCCTAAAGACTTCATTGTAGAGAAGGACAAATCTCCAGAGCGTAAAGCTAACTTATCACAGCTAGATGCCAAGTTCGCGAAAGCGGTCATGCGCGTACAGCGTGACACAGAAGTGTGCCTAGAGACCTTAATCAAGCGTCATTTAGAACTACGTAAGTTTCCCAAGTCTTTGATTAACCCTATTAAGATTAAACTTGCTCCCCCTTCAGACCTTAGTGAGAAGAGAAAGCTGGAATTAGCGGAACAGAAGAGCAGAGTGGTTCAAGCCGTTAAAGGTTTAATGTTGTTCTCAGATGAGTACATCTACAAAAACTACTATCAATTGAATGATATGGAAATTGAGCAATTGAAGAATGAATTAGAATCCCAAGCAGAAGCTCAAGCAGCACAAGCAGCACCTCCCGGACAAGAGGGAGCACCGGGTATGCCTCCGGAAGGAGGAGCCCCACAACCAGAAGCCGGTCAATAAAACCAAAAAGAGTAACATCTACAACTCTATATAAAATAAGAACTATGAATTTAAAAAATCTATTTGTGTCGCGTGACAAGAATTTTGCTCGCATTACCGAGGCGGGCGACTATTTAGGTCGCCGTCTAAGAGAGAATCTCGTTATTTTTGATATTGATGACTCTCAAAAGAATGTTACATATGTAACCGAGAGTAATCACTTAATTTCATGTGATTATAGAGAGGTTAAAGGGCGATTGACCTTAGAGAACTTCATCGTGGAGGATTTAGAAACTATTACCTCCGACGCCGCCATCGATAGTCGTGTAGAAGCCAATGTTCATAAATTTATGGAGTCTCTTGTTTCGGACCGTTATGATAGTGCTGAAATTAACTTCGACAAGATCGTAGAATCTTTCTCAATGAGGGCACAAATTGGCAATAGCCGCAAGAAGCTTTCTAAGAGATTAGACAGATTTAACGAGTCGTACAATATCTTCGAGACCAAATCATATAAAAAGTTTAGGGAAGCGTTGCCACTCCTCAAGAAATTCCTTGAAGAGAATGTTGATACTCTCTCAACTAACGCTAAATTAGTTGAAGGACTCCGTCTCTCCAAGGTAGTAGGTGATACCTATGACCTACCTAAGCTAGACATCAAGAATCTTAAGGAAGAATTTGTTGTAGTTCCTATCAATTCTAAGAGAACTTTATACGAAATGGTTTGTGATAAAGAGTTGGTCCGTAAGGAGTTACTTGAAGCTAAGGAGTCATTCTCTAAGATGTGGCATCATAATGATAACATCTCTTCATTAGCATCTAAAATCTATGCTACCGATCCGATTGTTAAGGATTCTCTTAAAGAGGCTGTTGCAGCGGTACCCTACCTTGCGCTAGCGAATAAAGTAGATTTAACCAGCATAATGGATGCTACTTTCCAGGTAAGCAATCCCGATACCGTTCCACAAAAAGACATTCGTGAGTTTGTTAACAAAATCTATGAATTCAAGAAGCCCCTGAAGACAATTGTTCTTGAGGCTTTAAACTCCAAGTATGGGGTGAACATACAGAGCCTTCGTTTTGTCCCTTCTTTCAAGGGTCTTGCCGAAGTTCAATCGGAAGTATTGGACATGATCGCCGAGTCCTGTGAAGAAGGTATCCTTTCAGACGTGCTCAAAGAGTTTGCGACTTGTATGTCGCGTAAAGGTGGTGTTCAGGTTCTGGATATTTCCAATACTCTCTCACAAGTTATGACAGAATCTCAGTTCCATGTTGTGGATATCGATGAGGACTTCCATATGAAGAAATTGTCCGATTATCTATCACACAACCTTGGTGAAGCTCAGTATTATGGGGATGATGACGCTATGTCAAACTCTGGTGGGAATGCTGGAGAAGGTGAAAAGGGTGATAGTGAAAACGTAAAAGGTAAAAAGAAGAAGAAAGGCGAGAAGAATAAAGATTGGGGCGGCAACAAAGGCGACATCAAAGCCAAGGACCGCAATAAGGATGACGACAGCAAGCTGACAGCGGATGAGGAAGGGGATGTCGATGATGACAAGAACGACCTGCCCGGAGACCAAGAGAAGCTGGATAAGGACAAAGATGGCGATATTGACGCCAAAGACCTTAAGAAACTCCGTAAAGAAGGGGTGGAAGCTACAGCAGAGGAAACTGAAGAGGAAACTGAAGAGGAAGCTCCGGCTGAACCTACCGAGGAAGAGGAAGATGCGGAAGCAGAAGGGGTCGAAAACGACCAAATCGAAGACCAGGCTAACAACAGTGAGTGGAGAGACTTAGT